TACATTTTTTGACTACGCCAGCGACCCCGAGTGCGGCGGCTGGTACGACCACAACCCTGTCTCCCGCCGCCTGACGCCCGACACCCGCAAGACCGCCCGCCGTCCCTATGATGTCCTGCTCACCGACCAGCAGGTGATGAAACTTTGGCGCAACGACAAGCCCGCCACCGCCAAGGCGAAAACCTGGCCCCGGAATTACGCCATCGTCATCATGCTTCTGACCACCGAGCTCCGCAACGCCGAGCTTCTGGACCTCACCCCGGCGGATCTCCACTGGGAGGACGGCGAGCTCTCCGTCGAGAGCGGCAAGGGCAGCAAGTTCCGCCGCATCGAATTTCCCGACATCGCCCAGTCCGCCGTACGTATCTATCTGGCCAGCGGCATCCGCCCGAAAGACCTTCCCGACACCGCGCCCCTGTTCGGCAACACCGCGCCAAAGGGCTCCTTCGGCCCCCGTACCGGCGATGAAAGCCGCGAGTGGCAGCGCGGCTCCCGCCAGTGGCTCTCCACCCTTGTGGAATCCCACGTCAGGGCCGTCACCGGCGTTCCCAATATCCGCAGCCATGACCTGCGCCATGTAGGCGCCCGCATCGACCTCAACGCCGGTATGAAGCAGGAGGAGCTTCAGTCCAAGCTTGGTCACACCAATCCCAACGTTACCCAGCGCTATTCAGGCCGTCTGCTTTCCCGAACCGGCAAGCGCTCCGCCGCCCTCGTTCTCGAAGCCCGTGAGCGTCAGGCGGACATCAACGCCAACATTCTGGCCGGGAGCGTGCAAAATGTGTAAAAAATTGTCACCCGCTATTGACGCGCCGCGTCTTTCGTGCTACAGTGAACGCGATGCAGTTCTCGCTACACACGGATTGCATCTCCCGCTTTTCAAGCCCTCCCGCTGTCGAGTGTTACCCCCCTTTCACTCCCGGCGGGAGGCATCTTTTTATTTCGCCCACAAACGCTTTTTGCGGCGTTTCTTTTTTACCCGCCAAAAACTACCCTCCCGTTAAAGTAGCAAGCCCCCTGTGACGCTCTGTGCGCCGCAGGGGGCTTATTTTTATTTATCCGGTCGTTTTTGCCTATCGGCTTATGCGCCCCGCGGTCACTTCGCCAGCTCCCACGTGCCGGACGCTCCTGTGCTGTTTCCTTACTCCCTCAGCAGCTTGCGCCACGTGTTCTTTCCCACGATGCCGTCGGCACCCAGGTGGTTGCGCACCTGGAACGCCATCACCGCGCCGCGGGTGGCGCCGCCGAAATCGCCGTCCGCACCGTATGTACTCAGATCGTAGCCTCGGCCCATCAGCAGTTCCTGGAGCACGCGCACCTTGTCGCCCTTGCTACCCTTGCTGAGCTGGGGAAATACTGCGGTAAAGACGTCTGTTACATTGTCTGTCGGTTCGGGTTCGGCTTCTACATACGGAATACCGAACCACTCACACAGCCCTTTGGCCGCGCTCTCGGCGATCTCCTGCATGTGGGTGTGGAACCATGTGGCGTCCTCCATGTTGTCGTGGAACACGTGCTCCTCGTAGAAGGAGACAGCCTTGGGCACACGCAGCTCATACCACTTGGAGCTGGCCACCAGCTTTACCGTGCGCGGGTAAATCTGCTTGCGATACTTCACCATGATCTCGCCCAGTTTCTTGCCGTTCTTGGAGTAGGTGTAGTACATAGGAAAGCACCCCCGGGAGTTGCCCTTGCCATCTGCGCTGCCGTTGGTGTGGCTTACATAATGCACGTCCGCGCCCCACGCGTTGCTTTCTCGCACGTTCTGCTTCATGATGGCATTGCCGTTGTCGCCGTTCATGGGTGTACGCCGGTAGCCGCGCTTCGTTTCGATGCCACAGCGGTTCAGGATCGGCTCCAGGATGTCGATGTACTCGTTGTTCTCCAGTGCCTCATAGCACTGCTGTCCGTCCGGGCGGGGATATACACAGGGGTTTGCCCTGTGCATAGCCGGGGACAGGTAGACCTTCGGGGCGGCCATTTACATAGCCTCCTCGTCGTTGGTAGACTTCATCTGCTTAAAAATCTGATTAACTCCCGTTGCGGTCAGGCCGGACATAATGCCCACGGCGACCGCCGTAAAGTAGTCATCGGCGGGGAAATCCGGCATGTGGAATGCCAGCGCCAGCGCACCGATGATGCCGCCGCACACGCCGCAAATGATGGGGATCCATTTGCTGTCCAGCGTCGTGGCCTTCACAATCATGCCGATCAGATAGCAGATGACGATGATAGCGGCGACAGTGGCCACTCCGATAGTGTTGATGTCCATAGTTTACCTTTCCTTTCTGCGGCTTTTTGCCGCTGTCCGAATTGTTGTTTACTTCGCTTCCAAATCCGCCAGCCGGTGATTGATCACCTTGATCTGTTCTTCCACTACTGGCATACGGCGGGCAAAGTTGTTGTGATCTCGAACTTCTCAAGTCAGCTCGTCCAGCCGTTCTTTCGTCACCGCCTGCGTCTTTCCGTTCGCCACCAGCACCTCTGCGAACGTCATAGTTCCGGTGACTATCGCCACGATAATTGCCTCCGTCATGATGCTCTCCTCTCAAATTATTTTTTGCACCCTCAACACACTTCGATTGTTTCTGTCACGTCGCTGCCTCCCATGCCGGACGATATTGTGTAATCATATAATCATCCTTTCTTTTAATTGTTTTTGTTAGACGCAGAAACCGAAAGCGACGCCAGCAATGTCGTTGGAGGCGCGGAGAGTAGCGGTGTAGCCGCCTTCGCAGCGGAGGACGCGGTTTCTCTCGTCCAGCAGAACGTAGACCTTTGAATTTTGGATTTCCACAGTGCACCTCCTTACAATTCCGCAGATACGAAAATGGCTTCCGGGCCGATGCTAAGGCAATCTGCAAATTGCCCTACAAGGGAAGATTGGACAATAATGGTTCTCCCCTGAGGGACACCCGCGCCCCAATTAAAGGTTACTCCCTCTACAAAGGATCCTTCTCGCATAACGTGTGCCCTTGAAGCGTCTTGCGTAATAAATCTCGGATTTGCTCTCATATCGCATGGGATCTGGATAGAAAACCACGACCCAGCCTCCCCAAATACTTGAACGATTTGATGCCACCCCCTAAGATCAATCAAATACCGCTGACACTTCCTCAACTGCTCTCCGTAGTCGGGAATCTCGTTCAGTCCCCACACGCCGTTCTCCTGATGGGTGAGGGTCTGCTGTGTGCCGAGTTCCAGCTTGACGGCCCTGATGGTCTTTCCCTGCGCGGTGACCGTAAATGTCTTCGTCTCATCGTCATATACCGGCGTCACATCGGTCACGCCGTCCGGAGTCAGCACAGTTGCTGTCACCGTCTGACCGACGGCATACTCCAGCACCTGCGCAATGGTACCGTTCAGCACGATACCTCCGCTATTGATGGTCACGCTGCCGCTTACCAGTTTCCAACGATCAAAGAAATACCCCGCCGTGCTGATCGTGCCGCTTGCGCCCCTCTGATTGACAGGGTTGCCAAAATACCAGTTATCCAGCAGGTTGGGGTTGACCATGTTGTTGGAAACATACGCAAGGTTGTCGCTGATGTCCTGCATATTTTTGGCGTTTAGGGCGGGCGGCCCTCCGTTTTGCCATGTCGGTGCTACATATCCCATAATACATCTCCCTTTCTGATAAAAATACTGGTGTTTTTTACATCTCCTGTCTCCACCCAAGGCACGGAGCATATCAACGCCTGCTGCCGTGTGGAGTCCTGCGTTTTCACAGAGATCTGCCCGCTGATCGTGATACGGAGCAGATTACCCTTTCGGTTCTTCAGAAACAATGCCTTGTCGGACTGTGCCAGTGCAAACAGCGCATCGTTGTTCCATCCGGGGTTCGTGTAACCTGCCATATCGTCCCTCGCTCCTTTCGTCCGTCAATTTTTTGCTACGGTCCACAGGGCATCGCCCTGCCGTATCAGTATCTGTGCGCCCTCCGCGCTCCCGGTCTCAGCCCACGGCACCGCGCAGATCAGTGCCTGCTGCCGCGTGTTGTCCTGCGTCTCGCAGGTGATCTCCGCGTTGACGAATACCCGCATCAGTTCGCCCTTTCGGTTTTTCAGGAATAAGGTGTTCTGCGTCAGCGCCAGAGCAAACAGCGCGTCCCGTTTCGCCAGCGTGTCGCTGTACTCCGCATTGGCGCCCACCTCGCCGATATAGCCGCTCAGCTCACCGCTTTGGTACAGCTGCGGCACCATCTGCACCGTGGGGTATCGGGTGAAGTTTTCCAGCAGCGTCGGTCGGTTGTTGTTGCTCACCGTCCCGCTCTTCACGTTCAGGCTAAACCGGAATAGCTCCTCCACCCGGTATACGTTGTCGCCGTCCTCCGCGCAGGAGAGTATCGTCCAGTCCCACAAGCACACCGTCACCGGCTGGCTGAGTAGCGCCGTGGTTACAAAGGATGTCTCCCCCACGCCGAATACGTAGTAGGTGTACGTTCCCTGCGAGGCCGTCGCGCAGTCGATCACGCTGCGCTCCGCGTACCCTACGTCCGCCACGTGCACCAGCGCCGCTGCGCCCTCCTCTCTGCGGTATACGGCCCAGCCCGTCAGCGGCTCCTCCGCCACGATGTTGCCGCCCCGCAGATCTGTGGCAAAGTCCGCCAGCAGAAGCGTCCTGTCGCCAAACTCCGGTGTGTACCCCGCTGCGCTCATCAGTGCCGCCACCACCATGTCCGTCAACTCGCCCTCCTCTATCCACAGGTAGTCGCACACCTGTGCGCCAACCAGTTTCACGTTCACCACGGTCATATCCGCCATCACCGCGTCCGCCATGTATTTCAGCGCCGAGAATTGGCTGGCCCGGGGGAATAGCCGCACCGACGGTTTCAGACTCTCCGCCGGGAATAGTCCCCGATCATACCACCGCCGCACATACAGCTTTCCGCCCGTCAGCGCCACCGTCAGCTCGTCCTTCGGGGCAAAGGCAGCGGCCACCCGGCCTATCTCCGCGCCGCCCTGTATAGCCCGCACCGCCGTTGTGCTCACCGTCACCGTCAGCGCCTTTCCGTCCGCGCCGGTCAGGTTGAATAGCGTCGCCGGCAGCGCCTTGACCGTTCCCTTCCATACGATGCTTATGGGCGTCGTCAGCGCCATCGCTTCGCCCGTCACCGTGTCCCATGTCACCGTGGATCCGGTGCTCAGGTTCAGCTCCCCGTTTCGAATGGTGTATTCGCCCTCCGCCGTGCCTGGTATGTCGTAGGCGCCCGGCCACGACACCAGCACACCGCTTTGCTTCCGCTTTACGCACGTCACCACCGCGCCGGTATAATTGCTGGCGCTGTATTGCACCGTGAACTGTACCCAGCCCGTGTCCGCCACCACGCCGTTGCTGGTCTCCACCCGGCACCGCACCGCGTATTCCTGCCCGGTGAATAAGCCGTCGTAGTAAAACGCCAGCTGTGCTGTCGCCACGTTGCCCGTGTCGTGCAGCACGTCCTCTGTGTCCGCTGCAGGCGCAAGCTGCCACCGCGCCCAGATAATGGGGTCGCCCTGCGCCTGCGAATAGCTGGCCGTCCACGTCATCTCCTTAGCCGCCACCGGATTCGTAAAGTCGTTGATGGTCAGCACCGGTGCGCTCCGGCACACGAATACCGATGCGCTTTGCTGCGTCACGCTGTCCGCGTCCGTCCACCACTGGGTGATGAGCAGCTTGTAGCTGTTCCCGTTGGTGATGCCCGCCGCAGCCAGCGCCGCCGCTGTGATCGTGTAGCTGAAAAACACCACATCGCCCTTGGCGTTCCGCCCGTAGAAGGGGCAGTTGTCCGTCCGTTTTCCCGAGTCGTACAGCTGTGCGCTCTCCGCCGTGTTGGCCAGAATTTTTATCTCAAACGCCGTCATGGCGTTCTGTCCGTCCACCTGCCAGGTCACGGTCATGTTTTGGCTTGCGTCCACCGTTCCGTTGCCCAGCGCTCTCAGCGTGGAGGGCGTGATATTTGTCGGCATGAAAAGTGCCATATCGTCCTTCCCTCCTTCCGTTTATGTCTTTGTCTCCGTTTTCAGCGGCCACACCGTCACCGTCGCCACCGGGAAGTCCGCCACGCTGGTGGCGGATATGGTCATCTGCCCCTCTCCCGTCATCGGCCGGGAAAAACCTGTCACCAGGTGCCGTTCCGTGGGGCTTCCCTGCTTATCCCGGCGCACCAGCGTCACAAGCTCATTCTCCTTGATGTGAAAGATCTGCCCGCAGCTGATGTCTACGCTTTTCTGCAGCACCGTGGACCGCTTCAGCTCCCACTCCGCCCTGTCCCGGCACATGGTCTCCGTTGCATAGCCGTCCTCCTCTGTCCACACCGTCTTGCGGCCTATCAGCTGCACGTTGGTATCGCTCATGGGGTCGTTGTTGGTGGCTCTCGCTCCCGGCTGGCTGTTGTCGTCCAGCGCCGCCCCCAGCACGATGTAGTCGTTGTACACCTCGGTGTTCTGCGCCGTGTATGTCATGCCCAGCAGTGTCGCCTCCCCCATCGAGAAGGCGTAGCTGATGGGCTTTTCACTGTCCAGCAGGTCGTCCTGACTGGGGTCTATCCGCAGCCGTCCCGTGGCATCGTAGCCGATCCATGCGTTCAGCATCTCCGCAAAGCCCAGTATCACCTCGGCGTATGTGCCGCTTCCCGGATCCACCTCCAGTGTGTACGGCGCGTCCACCAAATTTACTTCGGTTCCGTCCGTCAGCTTCTGCTTCTTGCCGTTGTAATACTCCGTGTACACCGGGGAGATGGGGTCTACCTTCCGCCCGTTTCCCTTGTCGTCCTGCAGCAGGGCGTTGATCTGCTGAAAGATGTTCACGTTCAGCTTTCCCTTATAGGTGCCCTCCAGCTTGCCCCACAGCGTCCCGTCCAGATTGGCCCACTTGTCCACCAGCTCGTACTGCATCAGCCGCCGTCCCGGCTCCACTGTTTCCTGTGGACTCTGTATCAGGAAAACGCCCTGCTGTATGTAGTAGTCCTCGCCGTTTGGCAGCACCAGCCCTTCGTCCAGCGCGATCTCCTGCCCGAACCACAGGTGGTTTACGTTGTAGTCGAATGCCCCGTCCACGTTCCCCAGCGTCACGCTGGCCGTTCGCCTTACCCCGTTTTGCAAATTTACCGTCAGCGCCCCGTCCGCAACAAAGGCGCCGCTGTACTTGTTTCGCGGGTTATTGTCCACGAAAAACGCCGTGCTCCCGTCCGGGTTCAGAAAGCGCAGCCGGCACAGCTTCTGAAACCGGCCCTTCAGCGCTTTCAGGTACGCCAGATATTTCTCCTGCTCCGTCATGGCACGTGCCCTCCGTTCAGCTGCGCTTACGCTTCTTCCTGTCCTCCGCTGCCGTCAGCGCGTCGCACTCCTCGTCCGTGGCCGCCCTGATCTTTCGTATATCCGGGTTTCCCTTGCGGTACTGGCTCTCGCGGGTGATGTAGTATCGTCCCGTGATCCCGATTATTGGTATCTCTCTGCCGCTCTTCATCACCAGGATGTGTTGCGTCTTTTTCGCCATAGTCCAGCCGTCCTTTCTCACATATTCCGTCCGTCCGCGTACATGAAAACCATGTGGTTTCCTGCGTTCTTTCCCTCGCCGAATACCAGCACCACCACCTGCGCTCCCACCGGTGCTTCCGCCATCGTGCTAACGTAGGGCAAAAAGCTCTCCGTTTCGTCAAAGGGTCGTTTTACGCCGATTTTCCCGTCTGCCGCCGCGGTCGTCACCTGCGCCCGGTACTGCCGCACCATATCCGTCTGCGTCTCCCGCACCCGCCGCACATAAAAGTTGTCCCACAACCGCTTTGCCAGCTCCGCCAGCGTCTTTGCGTTTTCATCCATGCTCTTATCCTCCGTAGGGCTTCACGTTGTGCGCCATCCGGCACATCTGCGCCACCGTCAGGTGCTCCGCCTGCTGCTCCGTCAGCGTGATGCCCTTTACGTTATAGGTGGGCCCACTGTGGTCGCTGTAGCTGCGGTTATCGCTGCTCCCCGCCACACTGTTACTCACCGGCGTCTCGCCGTACAATCCGCCCAGCTCGTTCACCCTGGCCCGGAACCGCGCATCCGCCGACGGCTTCAGCATCTTCGCCGTCACATCGGGCGGCAGCACCATCTCATCCCGCATGGTAGCCTTTATACCGCCTATACCGCGCAGCACGCCGCCGCTGTCGTATACGCCAGCTCTGCGCTTGGCTTCCTTGAGCGCCGCGTTGTAATCCTTATACTTTCCGGTTTGCACCAGTCCCTTTGCCGTGCGCTCAATATCTCTCTGGCTGACTTTGCTGTTGCTTCCGCTGCTTTTCGACCCCGCGCCGGTGTCCTTTTTTGGCAGATAAGACTCTGAATTCGTCACCCCTGGTTTGCCGCCAGCCCATTTCGTATTTTCCCCGTTATATTCGAACTGTGGGGTGTTCGGTGACTGCCCGCTGCTCATGCCCCGGTCGCTTGCATTCCCTGCGCCGCCGTTTGTTTTTGTACCCTCCGGTTCGTGGGAAGGCGCAGGCTTCCAACCCGATGTGTCGTCTTTATCGCCGCTTCCGCTGCCTGTGTTACTTCCCCCGGTATTGCCACTGTTCTGGATCTCCTGTTTCTTGTCCTCGTAGTCCTGGGCCGCGTCCAGCAGCTTCTGGTACACCTTCAGCATCTCCTGATAATAGGTCTCCCAGTCACCCCTGCTGGCCGCCAGCAGCGCCGCCTCCGTCTCCACGTCACCGTTCAGCTCGTCCATCAGCTTCTGCCACGTGTCCATCTTGAGCTGATACGCCGCCTCAATGGCTTTCTTCCTGGACTCCAATTCTTCGATTGCCAGCTCGCGCTCCGTGTCGCGCTCATAGTCCCGCAGGTCCTTCTTGGCGTTCTCCAAATCCTCCTGCGCCTGCCTGACCTTTTCAGGATCCGCCACCCACTCCCACTGTCCCGTAGCGGCGTTGTACTGCCGCACCGTCCGCTCGCTTTGGGCGTTGAGAAGTGCGTCCTGCTTTTTGAGGATCTCCAGCTTCAGTTCCTCTAACTTTTTGCTGCGATCCTCCTCCTCGTTCTTCTTCTTCAGAGCGTCTATCTGCTCATCAATGGCATCCGTCTCCGCGTCCCGCTGCCTCTTGATGGCGTCGATGGTGGCCTGCGCCGCCTTTTTCTTGGCGTTATCCAGTTCGTTCTGCTTAGCCTTCGCCGCGCTGCTGCCGGAAGTCCCGCCGCCGGTCGAGCCACCCCACCCTCCGGACGGCGCAGTGGACGTCATTTTGCCAAACTGGTACAGCATCGCCTGCTGCGCCCGGCGCAGAGCTTCGGCGTAAGCCGCTTCATAGCTGCTGTATTGCCCAGTGTACAGCAGACCTTCCGCCGTTTTCTTGACGTTGGACTCGTTGATACCCGCAAGCGCAAAGGTGTTTGCCAGCGCGTTCCCGGCGTACCCTGCCTGCATCGCCAACTGCTGCAGCGCCATGATCTGCTGGCTGAAATTCAGTTTTGTGTTGCTGGCGGTAATCTGCGCCGCAACCAGATCATAAAGCTCCTTCTCCGTTTTTCCGCTCTGCTGCGCTTCCTCGACGAGCCCGCTAACATATTTCGCTGTTGCATCGCTGGCAACGCCCAGTATCTGCTGCACCCGGTCGTAGGCAGCCACCAGCTCCCGCTGCTCATCAGTAACTTCATAACCCGCCAGTATCGCCGCGCGGATGGTTTCTACGCTTTCTTCGCGGGCCGCGTTCAGCTGCTCCAGCGCGTCATAATACGCACCTGCGGACACTTCGCCGATCTGATACTGCGCCGCGATTTCCGCCAATTCTTCCTGGTAGTCCCGCAGCGCCACGATGTCCATGCGCTCCGTTTTTACCGCACCAACACCCAGACCGCCGCCAACGCCCTCGGCACCGCCAACTACCACGCTTGCGCCGCTGCCGTGAGCAGCGTTCCACGCCTCCCACGCGGATTTCTGCGCAGCCTCCAGTTGTTTTTCCTGCTCTTGGCGCAGTTCTTTCAGAACCTCCAGCCGCTTTTTCTCTGCGTCTGTCAGCTCTCCGGTCTTGTTGATCAGCTCGTCATATTCACTTTTCGTCTTATCCAGCGCACCTTGCGCCGTCTCCACATCCTCCAGCGCCTTTTCATAAGCCCGCGCCTTTTCCGTACTCAGGCTGATTGCCAGCGCCAGCGCCGCAAAGATCGCCGCGCCGATGCCCAGTTTCGGCAGCATACCGCCAAGACTCTGGGAAAGCACTTGCCCGAGAGCGCTTACCGATTGCCCAGCACTTAGCGCACCAGATGAAACCCACGAAAACCACTGGGCGAGATTCTTCCAAATGTCCGCACTCAGAAATTTCTTTAGTGCTTCCGATGCAAGCGCCGCTTTTGTTGCGTTCCCCAGTGCTACGACACCAGCTGTCAACGCCGCTACCTTAACAACCAGCCGCCCGGTGTCGCTGTCCAAAAACTCCACCAGCCCGATCACGCCGTCCAGCGCACCCTTGATGGTGTCCGTCTCCACAAGGTGGCTCACAAACTCCGTCCACTTGTTTTTCAGGATCTCCGTCTTGCGGGTCCAGCTATCCAGCGCGTTTTCTACTTCCTTGTCCGCGCTGCCGGCAGCACCGGCAAAGTCGGTGAGCATGGACTCGTACATATCCCAGTTTTGGATCAGCGCCAGCAGCTGCGAGGTACGCAGCTTGCCGCCGATGTCGCTGACCATCTCCATCAGCTGCTGCTCCGTCAGTAGCCCGTCCTTCATGCTCTTGGACAGTCCGGCAATGGCCTTCATGGGGTTTATCACGCTGCCCGTGGCCTGCGCCGCATCATAAGCGTCCTTGGCATAGACCTTTATGACATCCCGCAGACCGGCAATTTCACCGGTGGTCCATGTCACACCCTCGTCGATTTCCGTCTTGGTATCGCCGATGATATTCAAAAAGAGTGCCCGCAGTGCGGTGGACGCCTCTGTACCGCTTCTCTGCGTCACGGCGGTGATCGTACCGATAGCCGCCGTCAGTTCATCCACGCCCACATGGGCCTGCGCCGCAATGGGCGCCACCTTGCCCAAGCCCTCGGCAATTTTTTGTATAGATGTCGCGTATTTGTTGTCAACACTATTGGCTCCGTCCAGCACCTTCGTCAGCTGCTCAATGCTGCCCTGATACTTGTACGCCGCATCAACGGAAAGCAAAAACTGCTGCGCGGTCTCTGCGTCCGTGTCGCCCACGATCTGCGTCTTGGCAGCCAGCTCCGCCAGTGCGGATGCCTGTTCGCCGTAGCCGGCGCGGCTGAAGCCCGACACGAATTGCAGGTACTCGTCCGCCGCCACGCCATAGGCGCTGGCGGTGTCGTATGCCTGTTTCTCGATCTTATTCAGCTCCGCCGTGGTCGCCCCCGTGACTTTGCGGATCGTCACCATCTCGTCGTCCACGGACTTCATGGTGTCCAGCGCCTCGACAAAACTGCGCTTTACACCGGCGATGGCGTTGCCCAGCATTTGCCATGTCGCCATTTGCAGGACTATCCGACTGAAGCTCTTGCCCATCAAATCGGCAAATCCGGAGGTCTCCTTCGCGGCTTTCCCTGCATTTTTTATCTCTTTTGTGGTCTCCTTGATGTTTACATTGGCCTGCTGCGTATCAACGCCCAAAGTCACCGGGCTGCTCTGCAGCTTCGCTATCTCTCCCTTGAGCTGCGAAAAATCAGGTACAGCCGTTACTTTGAAAATCGCCATACGCTACCTCCAATCGTCCTCTTCCCGTATCACGCCCATGTCCGCCGCCATCCCCAGCGTGGGATCCGCTCCGTTCATGGCTCGCACCAGTGTTTCTTCCGCCCTGCCGCCCAGCATCTCCTCCACGAAGTTGCGGAAAAAGGGTCTGTTCTTTGGCCGTCTGCCCCAGTTGTACGCGGGGTCGTTTTTCTCGATTCGGTTCACCAAGTCGTCCCCGTCCACATGGGGGTTTATGGGTTCTCCGTTGCCGTCCGTTGCGCCGCTGGGGTGATACAGCAGCGTCAGGTTCATGCCGCCGTCCCGCTCATCCGAATACACCGTGGCGCTGGCGTTCATGTCTGCCAATCCCTTCGTGCCGCGCCGGCGCACATACTCCTCCGGCACCAGCTTGTCGTATACGTCCTCTACCACGTGCTCCCGCAAGCACTGCCGCATTTCCTCCGCCAGTGCGGGTCGCGATGCGCGAAAGGCATCCTTCACCTGCTTTTCCAGCGCGGCGATGTCCTGCTCGAACCCGCTGAACTGTCCCACCAGCTTCGCCATGTCCCGCGCCTCCCCTCTCTCGCATACGCCAATGCGCCGCCTTGCTTCAGCGCACTCGCGTCTGCCCCCTCCCCCGCCTTGCGGCAGGGGAGGGGATTTTTTGTTGTCGTCAGGCGTCCTTCACGCTCACAGCGCACTGGTCGGTGTAGGTCGTGTCCTCGTACACGAAGGTCACGGTCATGTCACAGTTGCCAGCAGTGGCCCCTGCGGAAATCAGTCCGCTTGCGCTCACGGTGGTGCCGCTGGGTGCGCCGTTCAGGCTGTAGGCGCACTTGGCAGGATCCAGCACCGCCAGCTGGCCGTTCTCCAGCACTGCCTGGGGCTTCACCTGCGCCGTGCCGCTGACGGGGACGTTGATAACGCCGCCGATGGCGGTCACGATGCCCGTCACTACCTCAGCGCCGTTGTCCGGCACGTACACGTACCAGCCCAGGGTGCCGCCGGCGCAGTCCTCGCACTTGTCGGAGATCACACTCTCGTCCGTGCTCAGTGCGCGGCCCACGATCTGCGTGGTGTCGTAGTTGCTCTGGCTGCCGGTCACGGTAGCGGTGTCCGCCTGCAGCTTCAGCGGTACGTTGATGTACAGCCAGCCCTGGCGGGTTCCCTCGTTGGTCTTGGCGTTTACGTTGCCGTACACCGCCAGCTGGGCGGTGAAAAGGCCCACCTTGCCGTTCATGCCGGTGTTCAGCTTGCCGCACATGGCGCTGAGCTTGTTCACGAAGTACCACACCTTGTACTCGGTGCCGCTCACCGCGGTAAAGCCGCTGATGGTGCCGTCCGCCGCGATCTCATAGGCGATGCCGCCCTGCTGGATACCGGAAGCCTTCTTGGTCTCCTGCACATAGGCGTAGGGCTTTGCCATCGCATACTGCGCCACAGGGGCACCGTCGGTCACGTCCACCTTCAGCACGGTGCTGTTCGCCTTCACCACCTGGCATACCGGGGCCACAGCGTTGTAGGTCACAGCGCCGCCCACGCCCGCCATCTTCGTCCGCAGGTCGAAGTTTGCCTGGGTGAAGTTCACCTGGATGTCCGGGTCACTCTCGATGATGGTGGCAATGCCGTTGTTCAGTCCGGCACGCAGGGGATCGCCGTTCACGGTCACGGTGATGCTGCCTTCCTGGAACTTATTGCTGCTCAGCAGGATCTGACCGGTTTCCATGTCGGCGAACTGCGCAGCGCAGATGCCGCGGGTATACAGTCTCGGATCGGTAAAAGTAATCATTCCGCTTTCACTCCTTTTTGATATAAAAAATGGAGGCAAAGCCCCGGTTTCCCGTTGGCTTCGCCCCACTTGGCGTTCCGCCCTGCCCGCTTGCAGGGCCTATTCCCTTTTCTATGCCTGTCCCATGCCACGTGTCGCTTCCTCCACGGGCCGCAGTGCCGTGTTGCCGTCGCTCACCCGGTCATAAAACAGACTCGGCCACGGGTTGCCCCGTTTCCACTGTGTTCCTCTCGCCTCCGCGATGGTGCAGGTCATGTACCCCAATATCCGCTGCCACGTTTTTGCTTTCGTCTGCAGCTTCAGCAGTGGCCACGACTCTATTTCTGTCTCCTCCGCGTGTTCCAGCGCGGCCACCGTCGCCACCCGTTCCCACGCTTCTCCGCTCAGCTTTGCGCCGCCGTTCATCTCCGCCAGCTCCCGCTGCGCTTCCACCAGCTCCGGGTTGGCCTCCGGCGGCGTCAGCTCAATTCCGTTCTGTGCGGCGATGATCTCCCGCAGGTACTGGAACTGCACCGGCGTAATGCGCCACAGCTCCTCTCCGTGCAGCACGAACTCCACCGCCGTCAACCGGCTGGGGTCTTTCGTGTCCACCTTGCAGCGAAACACCTTCAAGCGCTCGTCCAACGGCTTTCCTCTCCCCAGCCGCAGGGAGAGCGCCAGCATCAAAAGCGCCCTTGACAGCAGCCCCACTGTCTCCTCTCCGCGCCCCATCGCGTCGTACTCCATCTTGTAGTAGGCCGCCAGCAGCGGCATCACAGCATACGCCACAGGGAGGCTCTGCTGCACGATGTCAATGCCCGGTCGCGCCAACTCGAATGTCTCCATCTCCTCCACAAGGATGGGGTACAGCGTCAGTCCCTCCGCCTGTACTTCCTCGTACCTGCGGCAGGCTCTTTCTATGCTCTGTGAGATCGCCATATAAACTTTTTTCCTCCCTCACGAAACACCTTATTGACTATGCAGTTTTCTTATAAATTGATTCCCGCCTGTACCAGCAGCGCCGTCACAGCGCCGCCCAGCACCAGCCATACCAGCTTCTCCACCACGTCGTTCCACCGCTTCGCCGGCAGGTTCGTCAGCGTCTTTACGTCCTTCTTGACCTCCGACAGGTCCTCCCGCATATCCTTTTGTTCCCGAGTCATCAGCGCCACCGAGGTCGCCAGTTCTTTCAGGGCTTTCTGCTCCTCGGCCAACTCGTTTATGCGGTGCGTGTTGCTTTTGCTCCGCTGCTCCACCTCCGTCAGTCGGTGGTCAAAAGTCACTTCATCCATTGCGCCGCCCTCCGTTTTCTCAGAATGTAGTCACGACGCTTCCCTCGTCGCTGTCCGCCCACGCAAGGCTCATGTGCAGCCGCCGTCCCACGTTCATGCCCTGGTCGTATATGGCGTGGGATCCGTTGTCCGCGTGTGCCCCTCTGTCAAAGGTCATCACACCGGCCCCGCCTATGTTCACGCCGTTCAGTGCTTCAATGATGCACTGCTCCATGTCGTAGCTGCGGGAGTAGTCGTCCGTCCGTGTGGTGGTCTCGTGTCCGTAGTTGCACAGTATGTCGAAGTATATTCCCACCGCCGCCGCAAAGGGCGTCTTTGGGATCACCCTCCCGATGTACACCTTTACCACCGTCTGCGCCATGCTCTGCGCCTGTCCCCAGTATTCCAGCGGGAATAGCCTGTACCCCTTGGGGTGCTTCGCCTTCTGTTCCTCCGTGTCCACCGCCGGCGTCTCGCCGTCGAATACAATGCTCAGTTTCTCCTCCGCCGTGGGCAGGGGCCGGGCCAGCGGGTTCGCCCCGTCGCAGCAGATGTACTTCATCAGCCGCACCCGAGGTCTTGCGTTGTCGTCCACGGGCGTGTACCCGTTTCTATCCGGCAAGTCCAGCAGGTAGTTCACGATCTTTTTCGGTATCTTCTCCGCACCCTTAAAGGTGCCGTAACCGGTTTCCACACGTTCAAATGGATAGTAGGGGCTGTCGAAATCTGTGTTCACGCCCTCACCCCGCTTTCCGTTTTTCTAATTGTTTCACATAAAACATTGCGTTTTTCGTTGCGTTTTTGATATTTTTGCAACTTTTATTTCCGTTGCGTTTTGAATATTATTTTGTTCCTTTTTGCACCTGCTCCGCCAACTCCACCAGCTCCTTCATGCTCTCCGGCGTCATGGCCGCCGCGCCGCTCATGGCCATCCGCGCCACCACATCGTTCATCACCGCCAGATTGGCGTTGATCTCCGTGTTCAGCATCTTCTCCAGGTCCCGGTAATCCGCCAGCAGGTCATACGCCTTGTCTCGCAGGGCGTCGCTCTGCTTCTTCATCCGGTCTATCTGGTTGACCAGCTGCACCCCGCCCACCAGATCGTAGTCGTCGGCGCTCATCAGCCACTTGTCCTCCTCGCAGCCGTCGAAGTCCAGCCGCAGATACGCCCGTGCCAGTATGCCCATCAGGTAGCGCCGTTTCCGCTGTCCGTTCTCCCGGTACATGGGCGGCACATCGCCCCGGAAGCGCTCCCCGGTATCCACCACCACCCGGTCGATGCACCTCTCCGCGCAGTGGCTCACGATGGCCGCCTTCTCCATCAGCGGCACATAATCGTTGGCCTTGGCGAATACCTCCTTCATGGTAATGGGCTTGCGCTCTTTAATGCTGTTTTCCATCTCTCCTGCTCCTTTCAGATTCATAATGGAAATTCCCTCACGTATTTACTTTTTTCCCCTACAGCGCAGTGAGCAGTTCCGCCACTGCGCCGCGTTTTCGTACCGTCCGCTGTCCGGGCAGTGGTACTGGTAGCAGCAGAAATCGTGCTCTCCCGTCTGCTTCCTGCACCGTATGATGATCTCCCCTACCTTCCGGTAGGCGTGCTCACATATCGGCTTTGCCATCGTTCTTACCACCCCTCCAGTGTGATGTCCGTGCTCACGCTCTTGCCCTTACAGGCGGCAGTCACCGTCAAAGGCTTTACGCTGCCGCCCCAGCAGTACACGGTGGCGGTGCTGCCGTCCACCTCTGCGGTGTAGCTGTCCTCCGCCGCCCCGGTGAAGGTCCATTCCACCGCGTCTCCGGTCTCCGCGCCGTTCTCGGTGTATATGGCTGTCAGCACGGTCTTGCCGTAGGCTTCCAGTCTCTCCACCGGATCCGTCTGCCAGTGTACGCCGCTTACGCTCTCTGCCACCGTCACGGCATAGGTGCCGTAGTGCTCCTCGTTCTGCACCAGCACCGCCGTGATGGTGCACTCTCCCTCGCCCACCGCCGTCACGTTGCCCGTGGGGTCCACCCGGCATACGCTCTCGTCGCTGCTGTACCACAGATAGCGGGTGGGGTGTTCTGTGTCTCCGTCCGCCGCCTCTCCGTTTCGCAGGGATGCGGCGGTAAACTTCGCCTTTTCTCCCGTGCTCATGGCCGCCCTGCCGCTCACGTTCACCTCCCAGGTGAAGGGATAGGCGTTGGCCACCCGGCGAACCAGGTCGTCCTTCTCCCTATCCGGCTCCGTCATCCGCGCCGTAAACCGCAGCAGCCGGCAGCTTTCGTCGTCCCCGGTGAACTCCTGCGCCACGTCCGCGTAGCCGGTGATCTGATACGCCATCCGCCCCAGGATCAGGCGGCTGTTCACATCCAGGTTTTCCGTTTCGCCGTTGCGCTGTATGGTAATGTTGAAGTACCCCTGCATGATGAGCATGGTCTCCTGAAAGTCGTTGGCGTTGGCGTTCAGCTTCACGTTTTCCACCACCATCGGTTCCTTCAGCACGTTGCCGTACCAATCCAGATGGTTCCATGTGGCGTTGCACCGCCTTATGATGCCACCGCCCACGGCAGAGGATATGTTGGCCGGGTTCGTCACCAGCCATGTGGAGCCCATTGTCTCCATTTTTGCGCCCTCCGGCACATATTCGATGCGCCGGTCTACAAACAGGACTTCCTTATAGTTGTCTATGGACCGGTCTATGGCGTTGCCCTTCTTCCGCGCATCGGCAAGGCGTACCAGCTGTTCGCTCCACTCGTAGAAGTTGTTGGGGTCGCTGTCCAGCCCCTGCACCCGGCACGCGGTGTAGTCGCTGGCGTACTTGCCGTATGCCTGCACGAATCGCGCCGTAGGGTCTCCGAAGTAGGGGTTGCGCCTGTCGTTGTACTGTGCGGGGCGGTTGGTGGGCGCCTGCGGTCTCTCCGCCATTGCGGCGATATTGCCAAGATTGTTCTTTACGTCCGCCATCGCCCGTCACCTCCCCGTTTCACAGGAACTGGTATCGTCCGTACCCGCCCCGGCCTCTGCGCACCGTGTTCAGGAACGTACAGTCCTGCTCATACTTGTGCATCTCGTCCATCAGCCTTGCCCGGTTCTTCTCCTGCTTCGCGGCACCCTCCTTCATATAGGTGCCCTCGTTCACCGTGTCAAAGCTCGCGTCCTTTATCTTCATTTGGTCGTTCAGCCAGTTGCGGAAGAACCGCTCGTCCCATACGCTTGCCACGCACAGCCCAAGTATCCGCTTCTGCTCCATTGTCAGCTCGTGACCAAATTCACCGTCTGTGTAAAAGTCCAGCGTGTAGTTTATTCCCGCCATGTCCTGCACAGGGAACGTCACCACGCCTGTTTCGGCGTTGTAGCTCGCCCCGGTGTACGGCACTGCCGTCATGCCGCCCGTCACATCCTGCTCCACAATGGCGCAGGAAAATAGCTCGTAGCCTACCATTCCGGTGTCCACTTCCGTTTCTCCCACCAGGCTGTCCTCGCTGCTGGTCCAGTAGTAATCGCCGTAGCTGGGCTGTGCCAACCCCTCACCCAGATACGCTCTCATCTGCACCGGCAGGGAGAATAGGGGGATGGCGTTCACCATATACAGGCTCATCCTCCGCAGGAACGCCGCCGGGTCGTTGGCTGCCTCCTCCTGCAAGCGCACGTCGTCGATGGCCACCATCGCGTGGTTCGATATGACCTCGCTCCACTTCGTCCCCATGTTCTCCCCTCCTTATGCCGGAATATAGATCGTTATCAGTTCTCCCGCCGTGCCGTCCGTCAGTGCCACGCCGTCCGCGCCGGTCGAATTTCCGCCCAGCCCCTCCACCAGCGGCGCGTTGCTGGGGTATGTGCTCCCCGACGGATACAGTGTCGCCGAAGGGAATAGCCCTTTCGTGATCTTTACAAAGTCTCCCACCTGTACCACGGAGCCGGGAGCCACCCGGTAGGTCGCCTCCCAGTCTCCGTTTCCGTACAGGTACAGGGCGTATCCTTCACCCTCCGCCAGTGGGAAGCGCATCTGCCCGATGTTCGGGTAGGTAGAGTTGTTTATCTTCAACCCTGCTTTCCACTTTTCCAGCGTTCCGGGCGCACCATTGACTTGCATGAACCGCGCCGTGCCTCCCTCGGCCAGCGGCACCTGCACGACGGAGACGCCCGTATAGGTCACGCCGTTGATCTTTACATCTCTCGCCATGCGTTTCGTTCCTCTCCGTCAGGCTATCGTCATCACGCTGCCCGCCACACTGATCTGCGGCGTTGTCATCGTTCCTACGATGGGTGCCCCTCTTTTGTCGTGGGCGGTAGCGCCTTTCGCCAGTGTGTTGGCCGTCACGCTGTCCTTTGACAGGTCCAGCTTCACCGCGCCGTCCACCACGACCTTGTTTACGTTTTTCGCCATCGCCCTTTTACCTCGTTTCCTCCGCTTCTCAGGCGCCGATGGTCAGCGTCACGCCGCCGGCCTCGTTGTCCGTCTCGCTGACGGGGATAGCGTTCACCGTCACGCTGGACAGGCAGTTGTACCCCTCGTCGGGCAGGATCTCCTGGCTGGCAAAGGTGGGGGTCACAGTCTTGGCCTGCGCCTTCATGTCCTCGCTTCCAGACATGGTGCCCTCCACGCCAAGGATAGTCACACCCTCGCGGATGTTGGTGGCGATGAGCTTGGCCTGTTCCGCCTCGGCGATCTGCACGGTGCCGCTTCCGTCGTGGAAGCCCAGGGGCACGGTATACACCTGCGCCTTGGTGGTGATGTTGCCCGCCACAGCGCCGTTGTTGGGCATCGTACCGGTGACCTCCGCGCCCTTCACGAATGCGGTCTTGCCCAGCAGGATCTCCGCAGCGGACGCGGTAGCGCCGGAGGTGTCCGCATCAAAGGTACACGTACCCGTGATGGTCGCGCCCGTCTTGTCGTGGGCGGTAATGCCCTTGAGCAGCTTGGCAGGCACCACGCTGTCGGCGGTCAGATCGATCTTTACCTGTCCGCCCAGAATTACTTTGTTGATGTACTGATTAGCCATACTCTACATCTCCTATCGTTAAAGTTTTTCCGCCGGCAGCATTGCTGACTTCGTACTGTGGTATTTTCTTCACCGTCACGTCGTCGTTCATGCGTTTGGCTTTTGTATGCAGCACAACAGGCTCGTCCACCTGTGGTGTTACCTCATATTCGCCCTCGTAGGTGGGGATAATCTCTCCCCCGGCCTGTATCACTGCATCCCGTATCTCTATCTCCACCACGGGCTGCCCCACCGGAGCGGTGCTGGCGTTGGCGTTCTTCTTCTGTTCCGCCGCGAACTGCTGCAGCGCCATTTACATCACCCCTTTGGACCGGCTTGCGGAGACATATATGGTCTTGCCCTTCGCCCCCACCACGCTCTCGTCGTTGAATTTTATCCTCGCCTGTACCGGGGGCGTCCTCCCAGCCTTAAAGGCGAATGTCTGCTCCTGCGTCAGCGGGAATAGCCACTGTCCGTTCTCCTCGTCGTAGCGCACCACGCCGGGGTACGTCCTCGTCAGGTTTCCTATGGTGATCTCCAGCCGCAGCACCATCTCCGGCGTTATCAGCAGTTCCCCCTGCCGCAGCACGATGGGCAGCGAATAGGCGTCGCCCTGCATCATGGCCGTTCCCTCCTTCCGCTTATGTGGTCAAGGACTTCCCTTCTTACTTGGCGTCCTTCTCGTTCATGTCCTCGATAATGGCGATAAAGTCGCCCTTCTCGTGCCCCTTGCGCTTGCTCAGCGCGTTCAGCTTCACCGTGCGCTCCCGCGTCACATACCGGCTGCCCTGGCGGTAGGCGTCGGCGTACATCTGCGCCGCCATCACCTTGTGCCCCTCGCACAGCGCCGGGTAGATGTTCAGCAGCTCGTCGCCCAGCTCCACCAGCTTGGCAAAGGCTCTCTTGTCCAGCACCTCGCCGCTCTTGTAGTCCACGCCCAGCGCCTCGCGCTCCTCGTCCGTCAGTCCGCTTACCACCAGCAGCCACCGCTGCGCCATGAACCGGCGGTTCATCTCCGTCAATATGCGGCTCAGGTCCGGCTTCGGCACATAAAAGCTTCCCGTCTTGCCCACGATGTTTCCGTACATTCCGCCGTCGCCAAACTGCACCACGTTGTCGTCCGCCACCGGCGCCATCCACAGGAAGTGCACCTGCTCCGCGCTGGTGCTCACCTGCACGATCTGCGGCGCGGCCTGCTGGGGGATGTTCTTCAGTGCCTCCGCCACGGCGGCTGCTGCAGCCTTCTCGCTGGCTTCCTTCACCATCTGCGCCACCTGCTCGGCGGTGTACATCACCGGCGCGGTGGGCGTTTCCGCGGCATCAGCCGCGTCCTGCACATCCTCACTTGCCGCCGCGTTCACGGTGCTGCTTTCATCCGGCGTTTCCGCGCTCTGCTTGGGCGTCAGCATCACCTGGTCGTCCTCGCTCTCCTCCGCCGCGATCTGCGCAGCCAGTCTGTTTCCGCTTTTTCTCTGCTTACCCATGCTTTCTGCTCCTTTCAGATTCATTTCATGGTCTTGGTTTTATCTTTGCCGCAGCACGTCAAGGCTCCCGCCGCTGCCCCGCTTACACGTCGGCGTGCTGCATACCCGCGGCTTTACCGCACATCCTTATGGCGGAAGCGGCAGGGTTCGAACCTGCGGTTCACGGATTAACAGTCCGTTGCTCTGCCGACTGAGCTACGCTTCCGTATGGGGCTTGCGCCCCAATAAACTCCCTTTCGGGCGAAAACGATCCAACGTTTTCATCTGGCACGGACGCGAGGACTCGAACCCCGAACTGCGGTTTTGGAGACCGCCGTTTTCCCGGTTAAACTAAATCCGCATATCCGGGGGAGGGGCTTTGCCCCTTCCCCCCGTTTGGTTTTCCTTACACGGTGAAGTGCGCGATCTTGGACGCGAACGTGGCCACAGAGTCCAGGGCGATGGTCAGGTTCAGGCCGATCTCGAAATCCCCGGTGCGGGTGGGATCCATCTCGATGGAGATGGGCGTTCCGCTGGTGTAGCCGATGGTCAGCGGCTTTCTGCCGTTGCCCGCCAGCATCCAGATGTCGTTCTCACTGAGCATGGTCTCCACGGTGGTGTTCTGGGTGCCGGGGATGATAACGTCCCGCATGGGCATCAGGCGTACCGCCATGAACTGGCCCAGGTAGCCGGCCTTGGTGTAGTCGGCGCCCAGCAGCGTGGCGATAGCGGCATCCATGTTCACGTTGGTGGAGCCGGTCACGGTGTTGGGCAGCACCTTGCTCAGGGCCACGGTGCCGCCGGTGGCAAACACGTCGGAGATGGTGGTGTTGTTCAGCGCGGCGATCTTGTTGGCGCCCTTCACCCAGTTCTGGTTGTTGAAGGTGAAGTTCAGGTTGGTGGGGATCAGGCTGGTGTCCTCCGTGGCGGTGGTCATGGCCTCGTTCCACATACCCATGGTCTTGGCGTACATACCCGCCACCATGTTTGCGAAGAAAACGCCGAAGTCCATGTTCGTGCCCACCAGCTGCATCCACTTGGCAGTGATCCAGCAGCTCTTGGGGGTGGGGTTCAGCGTGTAATCGCGGGAATAGAAGCGGTTACGCGGCACGCTGCGGCTGGCGCCCCAGCTGGAGTCCTGGAAAACGGGGATGTCGTTGCTGCCGATGCTCACGGCGTAGGTCTGGCCCAGCTCGATCTCCACGGTCTCGGCGAAGTCGCTCAGCGCCTCGGAGTACACGGCGGGCAGAATGGGGATGATGACCTCCTGCCAAATGCCCTGCAGCACGGCGTAGAACCGGGCGTTGCCGTAATACTCACCGCCATTGCGCTTGAACTCCTCCCAGCTCTCGGGGGCCTTCTTGCCGGTGCTGGCGCAGGCCAGCTTGGCGGCGTACAGCAGGCTCTCCCGCTGGAACTGCTCGTTCAGCTGCTTGTAGCCCCGGTCGTTCATGGTGCGCTGCACGGGGGTGTTCTGTCCTTTGGCGCTCAGAATGGCCATCTTGCCCTTCAGGGCGTGTTCATAAAACAGCACGCGGCCCTTGGCCACGATGTCCTCGCGCTGGTCGTTTCCGTTGATGGCGAAAACCTCGTTGGAAACGCTGTTCAGGTTCAGCTTTGCCATTTCTTACTCACTCTCCTCTCTTGTCACGCGGTCACGGTGCTGACCTTGCAGGCCCACACGTCGTAGTACACGAAGCTCTGCCCGGCGCCCTCGGTGAAGTTGCCGGTGCCCTTCAGCTTGAAGTAGATGGCGCCGGTAGTAGTGGGGGCGGCAGCGGCGGGCACCAGCAGACCGTTGGCGATGGTGAAGATGGTGTTCTCGCCGATAGCGCCGTTCACGTTGCCCTCGCCGAAGCGGTAGGCGTGCTTGCCGTCAAACACGATCTCGGTGAAGGTGCCGTCCCGGCCCGCAGGAACGCCCAGTCCCAGCGTGGCGGTGCCCACGGCGTAGTTGTTGCCGTTGCGTCCGCCCAGCGTGGGCCACTCGTAGGTGTTGCAGGCGTACACGCCGGTGTCTGCGTTGGCGGCAGCTCCCGCAGCGGTCATGTAAAAGGCGTTCTCGTTCTTGATGCCCTTGAAGCCTGCGCAGGGCAGCTGCTCGCCGCGTACCACCAGCAGACCTGCGGAGCAGTCCGCATCCGCCTCAGACGCCTGATAGCGTCCCGTGATGTTGCACAGTTCGTTGAACTCGTTGTTGGTGATCCGCGGCTCAAACGCGGTTTTCTCAATGTATGCCATGTTTGTTCACTCTCCTTTTCGTTTTACTTGCCGGCGTCGATGCCCCACTTGTTCAGCAGAGCGTCCACACCCTCGCTTCCCTCGCCGCTGTTGCCGGCGATGTGCTGCCAGGCGTAGGTGGTCTTGTGCTTCTGTGCGCTGCGCTTGTCGCTCTCCATCACGGCCTCGCCGCACACGGCCAGCACCGCCTCGCGCACCAGCTTCTCGCCCAGCCACGCACCGTCCTTGTCGCAGCTGTTGGCGTACAGTCCGGCCTCGATGTTCTCGTTCACGGCCTTGATGGCGTCCTCCGCCACCTTTTCCTCGCGGTTGGCGTTGAAAGCCTCCAGCGTAGCCTTGGCGGAAGCCTTGCAAGCGCTCAGCCGGCGCTTGCTCTCCGCTTCCTGCATGGCGCTGATCTGCTCATTGGCGGCTTCCAGTTTGGCGTTCAGGCTTTTCACCTCGCCGTCGGTCTCCTTCACGGAGGCCACGGTGTAGTCCACCACGTCCGCCACGTCGGCGTTCAGTTCCACCTCGCCCACGCTCAGCACGATGTGCGCTGCGCAGGGCATGATCTTGCTGGCGATCACCTCGCCGTTGTCGTCAGCGTTAAAGGTGTAGCCGAAAAGATTGCCGGAAGCGTCCAGCAGTGCCACGTTCAGCCCGTCCTCGCTCATGGAGAGCACCTTGTGGTTGGGGAACTTGGTCTGCATCTGCTCCATCGCTCTCTTGTTCATGTTGCTTTTCACTCCTTTTTTTGTGTTTTTGTCGGGTTCTTTGCCGTCGCTGCCCTCTGCGGCTGTGTGCAGCGACGCGGCCCGCAGCTTCAATTCCTTAAATTCCTCCTGCATGGCCGCCAGCTTTGCGATGCTCGCACCCGGTATCGCCGGGTTTACCCTGTCGCCCAGAATGGTCACGCCTATGCCCGACCATTTGGTAAACACGTCCACATCGCCCTCTTTGTGGCTCTCCGACACCATTGTCTCGGCGGAAACGTCCATCGTGCCCTGTTCCACGATCTTCCGCGTCAGCTCCGGGGCGTAAAAAGCAAATAGCCGTCCCTTCGCTTTGAGCCATGTATGACCGCCCCTCTCCACAAGGGTAAAGTCCTTTTCGTCATCGGACAGCGTTCCCACGATGCGCTCGGCCGTCCCCTCCATGAAGGATTGGTACTCCTCCCCGGTCTTGGGATCCCGGCGCTTGCTCATGTTGTGTCCGTCCCCCACCTGCTGCCCCACATAAGCGATCAGGATGGGCTGCCCGATGAAGGTCTTGTAGTATTCCGCGAGGTTTCGATAGTCCCATTTGTTGCGGTTTTCACCCTCGCGCAGAACCCACAACTCCACGCCGAACTCGTATTCGTTCAGTTTCTGCATCACCTTCAGCGTGCCGCTGGCGCTCACCTTCTTGGGCAGCGCCTTGGTTTTCAGCGTGCTCATTCGTCCTCACCGCCTTCAAACAGTTTTCGGCACCAGCTGTCAAAGGTGGCGCGGCTCATACCCCCCTGGTCCCACATGGTCCAGGCATCCAACAGCTTGCGCCTGTCGTCGGTGTTGGCGATCTGCAGCTCCTCCGCCTTCAGGGAAAGCGCGTTGAACTCCCCATCCGCCGTGGCCCGGATAAATCCGCCCAGTGCCTCGTTTACACCGTCCACAATGGCCACACACACCTCGAATACCCGGTCCAGGTCGTTGTCAAAGTCCTCGTCCAGCTCCGGCGTACCGGGGTACATCAGCCGCAGGTGGTAGTCGTGGGGTATCTCCGCGAACTCGTCTATCCGCTCAGGCTGCTTATGCTCCAGTTTGTGTATCGCATCCGACAGAAACGGCATACCCATGTCGCACAGCACCCGGTCCTTGATGTCCGCGAACCATTTTTCCGCGTTTCCGTAGGCTTCCATCACCCGGCGCATCGGTTCCCGCATAGGCGCGAACCGGGGGTTATCCCAGCTGGCGTATTCCTGTGCTCTCATGTTCTCACTCCCTCTCTCCGCAAAATAAAAATGGGGCCGCAGCCGGTGTTCTCCACCGGCGCAGCCCCATTCGGCTTTTCTCGCAGTCCCTTTACCGCGATTATCCACTTTTCACGGCCATTGCGCCTACCTCAATACCCCGCGCATCCGCGCAAGCCTTCGGTCACAGCAGCCGCATTCTCCGTTTTTGTTCCCCACTATCGCAGGGGCTCTCGCCGCCCTATCGGTCTGTCCGCATCGGCAATGCCGTGCCTTTCTTTTTCTTCACCGTATGTACGGTATGTGCTTTTATGGCCAGTCCTTCCGCCGTCCGGCGTATCTCCACGTCGTTCCCTCGGGCCAGCTCCCGGTTGATCTCGGGCAAATCATCCGCCGTCAGTATCGCCATCATGCCCATTTCTTCTCAGCCTCCCGCATCTTCTGACGCTTCCTGCCCCTCTGTCGCTGGGTTCCCCTCCGATTTCGGTCTGCCTCCTGGATTGGTTGCTCTTTTAGCTTCCGGGGTCTGGTTTCCATTGCCACCGTTTTTTGTTTCCGTAAACGTGGAGCTGAGAGGTTTCCTCAAATCCATAATGCCGGATTCCAGCATCGCTCGGCTTATGGACATATCATCCAGCAGAGACATATTGTTCATAGCCAGATATTTCAGCGTTGCCGGCAATATGCCCAGTGTCATATCTTTTCTCAGGCTTTCTTTCAAATCATTGTCCGTGGCAATGTCCCCGAAACACTCAAATCGCCATGAATACTTCAGGTTCAGCCCGTCCATGATGCCCTGCATCATGCGCTCATAGCACCGGTATATCTGCTCGGCAAACTTGCTCTCTATTTGCAAACTGATATTCGCCACGCCCGCCCGCGGCTCATCGCTGGTGGGGATCAGAGCGCTCAGGCCCGCCTTCGCCATGGTGTATCCGTACCCGGCGGAGCTTATCTTCGTGGCGCTGGGCGCCTCGGCCAGCTGGTGAAGTTCCATGTTCTTCAGCGGCGCGGCGTACCAGCCTATGCCGCTGGTGTTGTTTTCCGCCAGTTCGTCGTAAAACCGCGTGCGGAAAAGCTCCCAACCTGCGTTGCTCAGCTTGTAGCTGTCCGACTGCTGCCTCGTGCTGTTGTCGTCGTATTCGATCTCGCCCGTCAGCAGAGAGATCAGCGGGTTCTGTACCAGCTCCAGCTGTATCTGCTCATACTGCGCAATCTGGATAAACGACAGGAAAAGTCCCGTCAGCGGCGATACCACCGCCGTCTGCGCGTCGTCTATCTCGAAGGGATATACGACATCCACCGGCAGCGTCACCCAGTAGCACCACTTTCCGTTCTGGTAGTATACGTCCGGATCTCCCGGCAGCACGCCTCCGCCCTGCTCCGCTGCCGTTTTCAGCTCGGTAAAGCGGTTCATATTGATGGTGTTCTTCGCCGCGTATACATACCGGGTGCCCGCGCCCTTGGGCGGTTTCGCCGCCACCTGGGTGAATATGCCCCAGTAGGGCTTAAACAGCTCCCCGAACTGCGCCGGCTCACATCCCGGCTTCAGAAAGTACATCATGTTAAAGGCCACGGTGTACTTCGACACGCTGTTGAACCCCACGATCTTTATCCAGTCGCTGGGCAGCTGCTGCATAAAGGCGTAGTTCACCTTGTTGTGGGGCTTGTCCACGCTCACGCGGGGGTAGTAGAATACCTTGCCCTCCTGCACCGCCTGCCCCGCCAGCTTGTGGGCCGTGGTCTTTACGTCCAGCTTGCGCCGCAGCTTCTCCAGCAGTTTCCACTCCCGCCAGAACTCGTCGTTCTTCGCCGTGTCCTTATCGGTGAACTCCGGGGCGATGTAGCTGTGATACGTCAGCAGATCCTGGTACATCTTCCGGGTGTGGAAAAGCGGATAGGCCGTAAATTCCAGCCCGTGCTCCACCTGCCGCAGCCCCTGCTCGTTGCCCAGCGGGGCGGTCAGCATCTCTGCCACCGTATTCTTGGTATAGTCCTCCGGCAGCGAGGAGATGGCCTGCACCCTTCGGTTCTGTATGTAGGGGTTCACCCGTGCCGACTGGCTCATGTTCACCCGGCTGAAGGCGCTTGCCAGCGCCCCTGCCGGCATATTGCCGTACTGCTCCGCCAGCGCGTTGAACCGCCGAAATATCTCCGGGTAGGTGCCGCAGGCTACGCTCTGCAATTCACTTGTCAGGTTCCTCCGCTTCTCCTGCTCCATGCGCCGCCTCCTCGTCTATGCGGGAGCGCTCTTTTTCCAGCTCCCTCTCCCACGCATCCAGCAGCTCGTTCAGCCGCTTCTGCGTGTCAGCCCTGTTCTTTTTCACTCCGTCCGCCAGCGCAGCCGCGATGCAGTCCGCCAGCCACAGCCGGTCTCGCTCCGTCAGGCGCTTCATGTCCGCGCCTTTGATCTCTACCGTCTGCATTTTTTTCGGCGTCGTAGTGCGGTACAGCAGCATATACCCCGCCGTTATCCGCACAAAGCGCTCCTTTTCCGCCAGCGCCACCGTTTCGCCTGTCACCCGCGCCGCGTACAGTCTGTACTTCCTTGCCGCCATTTCAGCATATCCTCCCGCCGCGCCGCGCCGTCACAGTGCGGCCTCCCGCGCCGGCTGCCGCCGCTCTGTGCGGTGCCGCGGCACGGTTTTTGTATTTTGCCAGTTCCGCGTCCCAGTCGTTGGCGTGCCGTACCGCCTTGGCAAGCTCCTCCTTTTCAAGGATCTGCGCCACCCGCAGCGCGTATTTCAGCGCCGACCAGATGTCCCGCTGGATGTGCTTGGAGATTCGTTCCTCCCGCATGACCTTGCCGCTGGGCACCTTTTTCAGGTTCTGTATCTGCCCCACCAGTTCCCGGGTCTTTATGTAGGGGTCTGCCAGCATGGCATCCATGCTGTCGTCCTTGATCCGGTGGTACTTCTTGTAGTTCTCCACGCCCTCGTTCACATTAGAGCACAGCAGCTCCACATTCCGGTTCTCAAATTGCAGTTCTGCGTACCGCACCATCTCCGCGTCCGGGTCGGTCACGCCCGTGCCGCCTGCCTTGATGGGGTACAGGCACGGAATGGCGTTGTCCTGTTCCAGCTCCGTAAAGGAGGCGTGGTTTCTCACGCACAGGGGGGCAAGTCCGTCCCCCAAGTCCATCATCAGGTTCTCCACCACGCTGGTGCCGTACTGCCATGCGTCTATTGCCAGGTATGTCGCGGCCCCTCCGTCGCAGCAGAACCGGCTCCACACGTCTTTTACCCGTTGCGCCTGCATCATGCTCTTCACCGGCGGGTTCCACACGTCCACATACACCAGTTGCTTTAAGTATCTGTCCCGCTTCAGCCAGTCCGTTTGACGTGTGCATTTCAGCACCACGCAGGCGCATTTCGCGTTCTTATTGCCGTCGGCGTAGGATACGTCGTACCCCACGATGTAGATCACGTCCTCCGGCTTCAGTTTGTTGCCTATGTCGTAGGCGCAGTGCCGGTTCTCCGCGATCATCAGTTTGCGGCACTCTGTCAGCACCTCGTCCCGCACGATAGGATTGCTGTCCGCCCCGGTGTAGCGCGATTCCATTTCGCGCATCCACCGCTCCGGCGTCAGCTTTGTCCGCAGTTTCTGCGCCCAGGAATAGGGCCGCATCTGCTGCAGTACCACGCATTGCCACGGCACGTCCATAGTAAAGGCGCTTTCCCCGCGCCCCATCTCCTTCATCACCTCACAGCGAACTTGGTAGGCGTGGTTCTGCTTTCGTCCCGCGCTGGTGATAGAGTGGTTTTTATAGGCCACAAAGTTGGGATCGGGTTCTCCGTTTACATTGTGCCGCAACCGTACTGCCGGCAGCACAACGGTGGTGTATTCGTCAAAATCGAAAGCAGGCTGCTCTTCCTGCGCGAACTCCTCCGCGGTAGCCGCGTGCAGGTTGTCGCCGCGCTTTTCTCCGATGTAAAAGGCGCTGCCGTAATCCGTCTCTATCTTGAAGTCGTCCTTGCTCTCCGCCGTCACCCGCCAGTGCTTGGCAAGTGCTGAGTAGTCATGTTCTATGGCATGGAATGTCTTGCCGCCTATGGATGCCAACTGCTTCAGCGAAGGCCCGGTATATATCACCTGCGTCCCCGGCCACGCGACACCATTCATCATTTCGGAAATCATCTTGGTGTACGTCTTAGTCATACCTCGCGTACCCGTGATCGCTACGTCCGTATACCGGGCATAGGCTCTCAGCATGATCCGCTGTACGATCTCCAGCGTTTTGAAGTCGCTGTCGTCGCTCCGCAGAATATCCGCCAGTTTATCGGGGTAACTAATACCAACGTGCGACCCAGACCAGCCATGCCCACCAGCTGTCTGCCATGTTTTCATAGTTCCGTTCCTGCGTGGGCTTTTTTGTCACCCAGCCCAGTCCGGTCACATACGCCTTGCCTGTCCGTCGCGCCATTGGTTTATATCACCTCACTCGCAAATGCCCAGCGATACCCGCCAGCACTTTTCCGGTTTGGCTTTTTAGCGCAAACCGCCCAAATCTGCGCCATGCACACGCCCGTGTCCACAAACGCCGCATGGGCCGATTCATACACCTTTCCAGTGTCTATGTTGATAACTGCTTTTTTCTTTCTCGGCCCTCTTCGGTTTGGGTCTATCTCATAAGTAGCTTTGTCCTTTTCATAGCACCAGTGGTAGCCGCCCGCCGTTGCCGTCTGCCCTGTGCAGGCACTTTTCAGCGAGTCCCTTTTTATGTGCGTTTCCCGTGCCGCATCATGCAGCGACGGGAAAGTTCTATCCAGTTCCACGCAGTAGATTTTTGTGGAAAGGTCCCCGTCCAAAATGTTGTAGCCTTTCTCCGGGTTTGTGGTGTCCCACTCCCGAATAAACTCCCGTTCCATCGCACGGGCTTCTTCCTTTGGTAGACCTTCCGCCAATATCTCGTGCTTTATATTATCCCATCCAAAGAAGTTCACTGCGTCCGTAAACCGCTTGTTGGCTTGGTAGCACTTTCCGTTCCCCCACCGTTTCTCCGGTTTTTTGAAGGATGTCGCCCCAACATAGATCAGACCGTCAGGCGTAATATGCCGATAAACGAAATATCTTCTCTCCATATTTGTCTCCCATACAGACTTTCTATTAAAAGCCGGTAATCCCTCGTATGGGGAGAGAAACGGTAGCTACTCCGCTGTCCCGGTTTTAATCATTTTTTATGTTTCCGCAGCAGACCCATTTTTTCGTAGGCTTCCTTCTCCGCCTCGTTTGGCTCCTCGGCAAATTCACCCAGTTCGTCCTCTATCGCTGCATCCTCTGGCAGTTCCACCAATTCCGGCAGCCCGTCGTTTATACGGGCCTGATTGATGATCGCCAGCAGCATTTTCTCCGCTGCGTCCGCCGTGTAGGTGTATTTGCACGGTCTCTCAAATATCAGTTGAAACGCCTCATCCGGCGTACACTGCTTTCCGTTTTTCATCAGGCCCGCTTTTTCCAGCCTGTCCACGATGCCGTCCAGCCGCAGGTCCTCCACCGGTTTCGTATCCTTCTTCCGCAGGTTTTCCGACGCCAGGTTCTCCTGTATCATGCTGGATAGCTTCTTGGCCTTGTCTATGGCGCCCATCTCCGCGGCGTCGTTCATCTGCTTTGTCCACTTTGCCACGTTCCGCAGAATCAGCTGCTGCTTGGCGCTCACCGCCTGCTCTCCGCCAAAGTCGGCGCACAGCGCATTATAGATCCGGTCAAACTCGTTGTAGTCCTCGCTGGTGTATGGCACTTTCCCCGTGCCCTCGCCCCAGTCTGCGGCCTGCCGCTTAGTGCCCTGCCTGCCGTCCCGTGCGCTTTTCTCCGCGCTCACCGCCTTGGTGAAGTTGCCGTTCTCCAGCCCCTCTCCGAAAATCTTGGTAATATCGGTCAGCCCGTCGAGAAAGCCCAGCTCTCCGCCTCCCGGCGTCCGGTCCAGCTTTTTCTTTGCCAGTTTATCGCAGTAGGTCGTCCACTTGTTTTTGCTCCCGCTTGCCGGCAGCGCGTTCATGTCAAATGGCTTGTTGAAGCGTATGCAGGCATAAAAATAAGCCAAACTTTCCCCCACCGCATCATTAAGCTGGTCGTAATACGCCTGCTGCTTTTCCGCGTCCATAGGTAAAAGTTCGGCCATCCTGCGCTCCTTTCGGATAGTAAAAATGGTACAAAAGAGAATTACCCACTCTCTCATGTACCATTTTCGCAGGTTTTCGATTGTCTGACTCCCATGTATGGGAATGACTCAGAATTTATTTTTCTTCTCTCCCCAGCAGGTAGTCCGTCGTCACGTGGAAATAGTCCGCCATCGCCTCCAGCGAGGAGGCCAGCGGCTCTGCCGTCCCCTCCTCGTAGCGCTTTATGGTCTCCTTGCTCAGCCCGCACAGCTCTGACAGTACGCACCGCTTTAACTGCGCCTTCTCCCGCAGGTAGCGTATTCGCCCCGGCAGCACCTTGTTAGCCGCCATGTCACAGCTCCTCCGCGCTGGGCATCTTCTCCGCGTCCAGCAGCATACGAGCCTCTGCATCCGATATAAGCAGTCCCTTTCGTCTCCGTTTCCGTATGCTGTCCAGCCGGTCCTTCCGCGCCTGTTCACCGGTCTTGTAAAAGGGGCACTTCCCTTTCACGCTGCACAGCACCACCGTCAGCCTCACACACTCACACTTGATCGGCTCATACAGGTCGCACCTCTCTCTCGGTGGGTATTCGCCAAAACCCGCTTTCTTTTTTTCCTTCTTCACTTCTTTCTCCGCTCCTCTCGCCAGAACTCCACCGCCGCCCATCCGCACACCGCCGCTACAGCCAACAGCACTCCGCTGCATACGCACCCTATCGCCGTCTCATACGCCCGTCCCCATACCAGCAGCTCCGCTGCCGCAAACGCCGCCAGCACTGCCAGTGCGCCAAACCCCGCTATGTATTTCTTCATCCGTTCATTTCACCTTCTGTCCTCATCGTTTTGCTCCACTTGCGCCACAGTTCGCTTCCGCATTTTTCGTGAGGGAGTCGATTATATTTTGCCACCGTCCACATACCCGCCCTGCAATCCGGCAGCGGGCACTCAAAGCAGCTGGCCGCATGTGGGCACCTTCTTCCCTCATGTACGCTCGGTTTCATTCTTCCCCTTTCTCTCGCCGTAGGAGCAGAAGTCGTCCGGCTTTCGCTTTTGGAACCCGCAGATAATGCAGCTCCCTCCAAACTCATGCTTGCAGTCCTTGCACCGCACCACAGGGGCGACATCAGCGGCAGGGATCTCGTCCAAAAGTTGTTCTGCGGCGTATGCGTATTCGATATGCAACAGACTCTTCGCCTTTTCTCTGTCAATGTATTCAGCCATTGGCTTATCCTCCCTCGTGGCAATATCCGTTTTCGTCCGTGTCCTTTCCCCAATAGGTGCAGTGCAGGACATTTCCGATCACCACTGATTGATAGCAGTCCTTGCAGCGCACCACCGGCACCGCATCCACAGTCGGCGCATTGTCTATGTCCTCTGCATCTACATAGTCAAAACACCGTTCATTCCCCCAATATTCTTGTCTCTCCAATTTGTCAGCGTCAATCAGCCGCATCGCCGTCACCTCCGTCCATCTTCGCACCGCAATCCTCGCAGTATTTTTTGGTAGGTTTGTCCCAACTGCCTTCAGTGGTAATGACAAAGCCGCACGCAGAGCAGCACCACTCGTCCCCGCCAAGGTGCGCCCACAGCGCACGCACCACCGGCATGTGCCCTCCCTTCTCGGCCTTGTCGGCTTCCGCCAGCTCGCGCAGGCGGTCAGCCGCAACGCCAAACGCTGAGACCAGTCGCGACTTTGCCAGCAGTTTCGACCCTACAACGGCGTCGTTGACTTCCTCCGGCTCAAGCCCCGTGTCCTCGTAGGCGGCAAGGCGATCCTTGAGGCGATTGCGGCAGTACAGCGCGGTGCAGTCAACCATCGGCTTACCATGCTTACCCGTCCAATCCGCTTCGCACTTCTGGCAGTCCATCATTGCCTGTCCATCGGCGTCGCGCTTCGTCAGTCGCTCGTTCATTCCTGCTCCTCCACATAGCACCAGCTTTGGGGTGGGCGCTTGATCGTCACCGGCTCCGCACCGAATTTCGTTTCACGCAGAAAAGTAAACTCGTCCAGTTCCTTCGGCGTGTCGTAGATTTTCAGGTCGGAGATATGCCAGCCGTAACCAACCTTCGCTTGCAGATATTCGTGCATATCTTTGAGAGTAAGGCACGACTGCCGCGCAACATCGTTTGTTGTCGGCTGACCCTCACCTTTGACATAGTAGCTGCCGCCGGGTGAGCGCGTTTCCAGCTCATAAATGCGGTCGCAGGTAAACTCCCCGATAACATTGCCCTTGCGGTCTGCCCACTTGCCGCGCCTCCACTTGGCAACATCACCCACAAGATCAACTCGAAAAAACTCGTTACAGCCTTGCAGCGTGCAGTAGATATAGCACCTAAACGGCGTTTCCAGCTTCGGCTTAGTTTTTCTGACTTCGATAGTCTTATCGCCGTTGACGATCTTCTCGCACCACTTCGGGCGGATGCTCAGCATAACAGCTTTACTCATTTTTCATTGCCTCCAATGCGTTCTCCGCCTCCTTGCGGGTGTGCCGCATCCCGCCAAGATTCACCAACACCGTATTCCCCACTTTGCACGGCAGCACTACCACGCGCCCGTCCTTGTCGGCTTCGGCCAACTCTCGCAGGCGGTCAATCGGCAAACCGCTAAATTCCGTGATCTCCGAAATTGCCTTGCCCATCATAGACAGCTTGAGCGCCTCTATGCTTTCCGGTTCCAGCCCCGTGTCCTCGTAGGCGGCAAGGCGGCTCCACGCCGCTTCTTCCCACTTGCAATTCATGGCGCAGTTTCCGCCAACTTCGATGCATTCGGGGCCGCAAAAATGTGTGCAACAGATACCATTTTCGTGCGATGTTTGCTTGCTATGTGCCGTCAGTCGTTCCATCACTCCACCTCCCACTTCAGTTCGTCATACAACTCGCTGAACCGCTTGTCCCACTTCCTTATCCCGAAGAAACAGTACACGCCCAACACGATCCACAGCCCGCTGGCGAAGTTTTGCAACAGATTTTCCATCACATATCCCTCCATCTGCACCCATCACAGGCGCCATCGTGTGCTTGATTGTACTTCCCGCAGTATTGGCATAGCTCGTTGATAAGGGCCTTCCGGTCTGCCGCCAGCTTCTCGTTTGCGGCCATCAAGCTACTATTGGCACCATCCAACTGCGAAATGCTGTCGTAAGCAGTTTCTAACTCGTCACGCAGGTCAATTAGTCTTTTTCTCAACTCCGCAGTGTACTTAGTCAACCGATCCATCGTGTTCCTCCTTCACCGCCACAGCCTTTGCCAGCTGTGCCATGCCCTGATTCGTGTCCTCTATCTGCTTATCCCGCCGCGCAATGGCGTCTTTCAAACTGTCGTTGGCTTTCATCAGTGCCTCGATGTGCCGCTGCTGGTTCTCGATCAGGTCAGCGGCGGCGAGGTCTAACAGGTTGCGGCAGTTAATTCCATCACGCATCGGGCACTTGTAACATTCGTCATATTCTCCACCATCACAGCACCGCAGCGCGGTCACAATCTCATCTCTTGTCATGTCGTTCCTCCTGAAAAAATATCCCAGTCGCCTTTCTCACCTGACTTCTCATCGCCGAAATGCTTTTTGGTCACGGCAATGGGGAATTGCTCAATTTCAGAACTCCACCGGCAGCACTCTGCTCCGTGTATTCTCGCCCAGCAGACATTAAACCCCGAAATGCCGTCGAACAAGCTCCCCAGCGTCGCCCCCTCCGGCAGATACCGCGCCATGCGCCGCAGCATCCAGTCCCAGAAGGGCAGGGCGATGGAGTTGCCCAGCGCCTTGTACTTTGGGCTGTCCGCGTCCTTGTGTTTCTTGCCCTTCTCATCCGTCCAGTCGCCAATGTCCACCCATCCGTCCGGGTATCCCTGCAAGCGGGTACATTCCAACGGTGTCAATCGGCGCACCACCATGTTCTGCACCGGGTATGTCTCCGCGTCCTCCCGGTACGCACAGGTAGCTTTTTCCCGCAGCGCGTGGCTCACGTCCTCACACATCACTGCTTGAGCATCGTGCATGGTGTTCAACGTTTGGCTGACTTCCTCCGCCATAATGCTGGCTTCGTTGGCTTGGCCGTTGCCGATGCCGTATGTAAGCGGAACTTGGTTTCCCCCCGTGCCCATCCTCGCCTGCAATGCCGGGACCTGCTCCCCGCACTCGCAGATGACGTCACAGGCGTGTGTCATGTCCAGTGCCACGCACGGCACATGGGCGTTCGCGTTCAGTGTGTGGCACGGTTTGCCGAACTCAGGTTGACTTCCGTTCTCCTTGCTGGTGATCTGCGTGGTGTCAAATGCCATCGCCGCCGGAGCCATCACTCCGTGGCGGTCGCCAGCGGTCAGCGTGGGGGATGGGTCGCCCTCTTTTCCAACGCCAAGACCGTTTCCGCTGCCATCGTGGTTGCGGCTTTCACCGCCGCCCTGCCATCTTGTAGCCTTGTCGTTGATGGGGATAGCCACCACCGGCTGATTGTTCCCGCTCATGCCCGCCGCTGCGGTCAGTGTGGGCGCGCGGTCGTCTGTCCGCAGTTCCGCGCCGCCCTGCTGTGTGGCCATGCAGAATATCGCAGGATTATTTACCCCTCCGCCAATGCCGCCTTGCAATGTAGGTGCTTCGCCGCTTGTACCGAAAATACGCTTACTTTGGCAATCCCACGGAGTTATACAACTTTGGAAAATTGTCTGATCGTTTCCCGTACCCAGCGTTCCGCTTTTCTCCGTCTGCACTAACGCGCCTTTTCCTCCTCCGTCACAGCCCCCCCTGATGCGGACTGCATAAGAAGCACCTGCTTCAGCAACTTCGGCAAATCCTTCCCCCGACGCTCCGCTCTCCGCAATATCCCCTGACACGCTTTCGCCGTCAAATTGTATTTCGGATGCGGTGTCTCCTCCAAAATCTGCGACAACCGAGATACGACGACGGCGTTGGGGCACTCCCCAGTATTGCGCGTCGTGAGTTCGCCACACCACGCTCCATCGTCCTCCCATTTCATCGTGGTACCCTCCCCAGGTAGGCCAGCCCTTTTCAGACACTTCAATACCGGGGGCTTCCGGCTCGACGATTTTGATGATCTCTTCGAGCACGGCTGCGAAGTCTTTTCCTTTGTTGCTGCTAAAGGCTCCGACCACGTTTTCCCACACGAGATACCGAGGTCTAACCATGTCACCTGTCCGTCCATTCCTTTTGTCCGCCTCCCTCATTTCTTTTACGATGCGTACCTGTTCCATAAACAGGCCGCTTCGCGCTCCCGCCAAACCGGCGCGTTTCCCGGCGATGGATAGATCCTGGCACGGGCTGCCGCCGGTGATGCACCACACCGGCTCGATCTCCGCACCGTTTATCTTGCAGATGTCTCCCAAATGCTTTATCTCAATCGCCTCCTAATCTCCAAACACCACGCCGCACTCGTCCTTCAGCACGTCCTTGATGTGCTTCCGCTTGATGCGGCCTTCGTTGATCTCCTCCGCCAGCTTCTCAAGGCACTCGTACAGATACGCGATGCTGTGGGTGTCCCGGCTGTCCGACGTCTCCTCGAATACGTGCCAACCGCATTTGTCCATCAGCACCATTGCCACCATGTCCATGTTCTCCCGTGTTCCTTGCAGCTTGCCACGCATAAAGATGAGGTCGTCCCTGCTCAAATGCTGCTTACCCATTCCCGTCGTCCTCCGAAATGTGCACCACCTCGTAGCAGCCGTAGCTGCCGCCGTGCCGGAATGCCTTGCATATCGCGCTTCGTGTGCTGGCGTAGGATCGCCCGGAACGCCGCGCCAGCTCCGCCGTACTCGCTCCCCACCAGCGGGGAAACCGGTATTTATCCCGCGACACGATCATATACACCGTCGTCATGGCCTTACACCTCCCCGCACCGGCGCAGGCGCAGGCTGTCTGCCAGCTCCCGCGCTGACTGCTTCCGCTTGCGCTTCCGGTCCCGCGCCTGCTCCCAGCAGTTGCGGCACTCCGGGTACGGGCAGTTCATGCACTGGTCTATGCGCTCCTGCGGCTCATGCTGGCTGTCCTCCACCGCGCCGCTCAAAAATCGTCCTGTCTCTCCGCAATGTTCCTGCCGCCGGCTCTCCGCCGCGGCATCCACCGTCAGCCACGGTGCCTTGGCGCCGCCCAGGCTCCGCATAAATGCGCCGACGCTCATCGTTCCCTGCATTGCGTACATGATGTCCTATACCTCCCTCACCGTGATGCCGTGGAAATACAGCATCATCTTTCGTTTCATCACAAATAGCCTGTATGAGGCGCTGCTGGTGTCGCGGAAGCCCTTGCTGTCCTCCACCACCGTCTCGCCGCCCTGCTCGTATACGAAGTCGGCCACGTACTCTATGCTTTTCTCCTTCGTGCCGTCCTTGTGTACCTGCTTCGGTATCAATTCGTACTTTACCTGCGTCCGCAGGCCGGATATTTCACCGGTTCTCTGCATCAGCCACAGGTCCATGTACCGCCGCGCCTCCCGCTTGCTGTCAAAGTACATCAGCGTGCCGTCCGGCATGGTCAAGTCCACTTTCTCGGCGTGTAGTTTGTTGCCCTTTTTCGGCTTTGCGGCCTTTTCCGTCTCCTGTGCTGCGTTCTGTGCCGCCTGCTGCGCCTGTACTTTTTGCAATATCTGCGCCTGAGCCTTCTGCCCGAAGCGGCCTATGTCCTCCATTGTCAATCCCATCGGTTCAGTCCCCCTCCACCGTTCCCATTTCCAGGCGCCGCCTCCGTGGCCTCTGGTGGAACTTGTCCGTTGGCTCATCGTTGTCTGTCCGATAGCTTAATTCCGTAAAGGTCATCTTCGACCCGTCGAAGTAAAAGTTCACGTCCCCTGTGCGGCCCCTTCGGTTCTTTGCCACCGTGCAGCCCACCTGTGTGTCGTCCCCCGGATCCGTTTTCCATAGGAATATGACCTTCACCGCGTTCTGCTCCAGCTCGCCGCTGTCGCGCAGGGAGTTCAGCTTCGGCTTGTCCGTTTCGTTCACCGTGCGGCTCAGCTGCGCCGCCGCCACAATGGGTATCTCCAGCTCCGATGCCAGCAGTTTCAGCTCTCGGCTTATGCCGCCCAGCTCCAGGTTGCGGTTCTCAGCTTTTTTGTCCTTTTCGCCGATCATCAACCCCAAATAGTCCACCACGATCATTTTCAGGTCATCTATGCCCAGTGCCAGTTCCCGTATGCGGCTCACCGTCACGTCTGGCCCATCGTAGAAGTACACCGGCAGGCGGCTCTCCCGGCTGGCAGCCTCCATCACGCTGGACCACAGCTCCTCATCCTCCGGCATCCCATCAATGAGCTGGTCCATCGTCACGCCGTCCGCCCGCTTGGCCAGCAGTCTCTCGCCCACCTCTCCGGCCAGCATCTCCGCCGTAATGTGCAATACCGTCTTTCCTTTCATGGCGGCGGCTTCCGTCATCTCCATGCACATGGCACTCTTTCCGCAGCCCGGTCTCGCGCCCACAAGGATCAGCTGCCCCGGCCACATTCCCTTCAGCGTGGCGTCCAGCAGGGGGAATCCAGTGTCTATCCGCCCCTCTTTCTTGCCCGCTATGCTGTTTACCGCCTCACTCATGGCATCCGACATGGTTTTCAGCCGTCCGCCACGCCGCGACCGCATCTTCTGGTGGCATATCGCCGCCACCGCCGCTTGGGGGTCGTCCTCGCCGGTCAGTGCGTCCATCACCGCCTGGGTAAACCGCCGCTTCTCCGCCTTCTTCCGCACGATCTGCGCGTACTCCATAGCGTTGGCGCTGGTGGGGGTGATCTCCATACACTGCACCAGATAGTTCCGCGTCTCGCTGCTGTATTTCCCCGCACGCTCCAGTTCGTCCGCCACCATCACGCCGTCTATTGGCTTCCCCGCCACATACATCCGCCGCACGGTATCGAAGATGTCCTGATTGGTCTGTATAAAGAAATCCTCGCCCTCCAGGCATTTCATCAGATCCTTCACGCAGGAGGCGTCTATCAGCATCGATCCGATCACCGCCCGCTCCGCATCTGCGGAGTAGTCCTGCTGCCACAGCGCCAGTTCCGGGGCGGCGCCCTTTCCGATCATACCTATTCCCATGTGTTCTTCACTCCTTCACCGCGCCCTGCTCCTTCACCATGTCGGCAAATATCTCGTTGAAATACCGCTTCAGGTCGTAGGTGCTCTGCACTTTCTTCCCCCACCACTGGCTGTTCAGCGCAAAGTACAGCACGTTGTCCACTGTCTCCCACGCCACACCGTTTTGCTCGTGCAGCTCGTTCAGCGCCGCAGACTGCTTCTGCATTTCCGCCTCCGTGGGCTGCGCCCTGCCGGGGTTGTCCCGAGCCTTCTCCTTCGCCAGGTACTGCGCGATCTGATAGGCTTCGCTGGCATGGTCAACAGTGGGAGCGTCGTTTTCAGGGATGAACTCCTGCGTGTAGTTCCCCTCCAGAGTTTTCTGGAAGTTGTCAGGGCTCGTGATGAGCCAGTCGAAACTGGCCACGAAGCCGCGCTTGTTTTTGCCCTTCAGGAATGGGCTGTTCTTCACGTTCTCAATGGCCTTCAGCACACCGTCCACGCCGTTTTCCCGGATGCGGGCTTTCAGCGCCCGTCCCCTCTTGGTCTCCGCCGTTACCTTCATCACCTGCGTCAGTCCGGTGTCGTTCCACGCTGCCACGATGCGTCGGACATCACTTGTCCGACACACAGGCTCTTTAGAGCCTGTATATATCTCTGACTCTATCTCTGACTCTGACTCTGACTCTATCTCTCCGTAACCGATTTCGCACGGTGTTGTAACATCGTTACGCTCCGGCGCAGGCAAAACCTTGCTTTTCCGTGCCCGATAGTCCCGCATTCGCTGGGCTGCAGCGCCCTCGCTTCCCACATTTTTCACCGCGTAGGGCAGAAAAACCTCCGTCAGGTCACTGGATGCCTCTGCCAGCCCGCAGGAGAGCAGATATTGCAGCGTGACCTCTACGTTTGCCGGATCCTCGTCCAGGTCTAAGGCCAGTTCATCGGCGAATTTTTCCTCCAGCCCTGACCATTTCAAGGTGCCGCCGTGCTTCATCGCCATGAGCTGCATTTTCAGGTAGATGATGACGTAGGTATCTCCACCGGCTATCTTCCGCAGTTTCTTGATGCGCTTCGAGGTAAAGAAGTCGTCGTACAGTTTCAGCCAGAAATACCGCTTTTCTTCCGCCACGTGAATCACTCCTCCCTCAAATGCCCAGGTCGTAGTCCTCGTCCGCGCCGTCCTTATCCCACGGCAGCGGCTCGTCCTCCTCCATCTCGTGCAGTGCCGCTGCGCTCTGCTGCGCGGTGTTCTGCGTTCCGCTGAACTGTCCGGTGGGGATCTCTCCCGCGCACAGTTTTTCCAGCTGCGGCAGCATATCCGCCAGTTTCAAGAATATCTCCACCGGCACCTGCAGCAGCGTTTCCAGCGCTCCCAAAGGGATCACATGGTCTGCGCGAAGCTCGCTCCACACCTTTGCCTCGCCGTCCTTGGTGGTGTACGGTTTCTGCCGCCATGTGCCCACCACGCATACCGCATCGCCCTTTTCCAGACACGCGCTCAGCTTCGTGGCGGCGTTGTCACCCACGGCGCACACGTTCATAAACTGCTTGCTGTCGTAGCCCATGCCGAACTCCACCTTCGGCAGGTTGTTCTTGGGTATCGCGCCTATCCGGGGATCCCGGCTGACGGAGCCGGTACAGATCATGTACTGGCTTCCGTCAGCCTTGCCCTCTCCGTCCAGACGCTTCCGGACGAATAGAGGCATTACTGCTCACCCTCCCCAAAGAACCCCGCGGAGTAGTCCTTCGCCTCCGTCTTGCCCTCTGTGAGGCTCTGTGTGCGTTTGCGGGTCGGGGCGGTGTCGCTACCCTTCTTCGGCTCTGCGGCGCTCTCAGAGGGCGCTGTGGGGCTGGTGGTGGCTGTTTCCTGCTCTGCGGTAGGGGTGTCGTCCTCCACCACGTGTCCGGTAGTGGGAATGACCGGATCGGTCCCCGCGCCGTCCCCCGTGGCCACCACGGTATCGTCGCTGTCCTCGTTGAAGTAGCTGCGTACCTCGTTGCTCAGCGGTGCATAGCCGCTGTTCAGCAGCTGGCGCATCATGGTCTTGCGGCACATCTTGTCCTGTCCGCCGTTCACGTCGTACCAGGGCGTACCGTTCAGCAGTTTGCTCTGCTCCTTGGCGTCCAGCTCGCCATTGATAAGTGCGTTATACTTATCCAGTTTGAAAGCCGGAGAGTAGCGGTCCGCGTGCTTGAGCAGTTTGTCCATGCTCCAATACTCGTAGCGGAACGTTCCGTCCTTCAGCTCGAAGTAGGCGTAGTAGCCGATGACCTTGTGGCTCTCGCGCTCCTCGTCTGTGTCGTACTTGGCCAGGTTGATGACCGGCTTGCCCGTGCGGCGCGAGCGCCCTTCCAGTTCGCCCTCGCGTACCTCCACACAGTCGATGTCCGCGTAGTAGCCTGTGGACATGGCCAGCTGTATGTAGCCCTTGTACGACATCAGGTAGGTCGCCACACTGCCGTAGGGCACGATGTAGTAGCCGTGTCCGTAAATCAGGCCCATGCCCTCGCCACGCAGGCCGGAAGCGATTATGGTGCCGGGGTCGCAGGCTTTCAGCGCCTCGCTGGCGCTCACCGCGCCGATCAGGGTGCTGGTAAACCGCGCCGCCATCTTGTCGTTCTTCAGCGCCCGCGAGATCATCTGCTGGGTGTTGGGCGCCGTAATCGCCATGCTGAATGTGGGCTTCTTGGCCTGCGCCATCTGCGTAAAGCCCGTCTGATTCTGCGTTTTCATGTTCCTTCTCCTCCCTTACTCCTGCGGCACTGGCATAAACCGGATGCCGTTTTTCTGCATATAGGCTTTCAGCCCGTCCAGCTGCCGCGCCGTTCCGAATACGCGGAAGTCCACCTTGTACTCCGGCTCCTGCGCGGCGGGCATCTCATGTCCATCCTCGTCCACAAGGTCATTGACCGGCTGCGCCCGCTGGGGCTCCACCGTTCCTACGATGTCGATCACCTCATACTCGTCAGACTCGCCGATGCACTCCGGCTTCAGCGGGGTCATCTTTTGCTGCTGCGCCGCCGCGTACTTCGCCGCAGCCTCCGCTTCCTTGCGCTTTCGCTCCTCCTCGGCGGCCTTCATGCGCCCCAGTGTCTCGTTCTTCACCAGCACAGCGCTGATGTTCCGGGTACGGGTGTACTCGTCCAGCAGCGTGGTCTCGAACTCGCTGTGCAGCGCACGAATGGCGTTCAGATCGGCGCGGCAGCGGTCTATGGCGGCGTTTATGTCCATCCACGCCGTGCTCTCGGCGTAGGTGGCGTTCAGCCACTTGGGATTAAAGCAGTCGTCAAAGGTCAGCCACTCCGCCATGTCGCCTACCACCTGAGCGAAATATTCAGCAAGGCGATTTTTCTTCTCCTGCTTCGCCGCCTCCTCCATCGCCTTGATCTGCACGTCCAGCGCGTTGGCCGCTTCCTCGCACAGGGTGGTCAGCTCCTTGCACTTGGTCTCAAAGCTGCTGTACGCCTCTAGTGCCGCCGCCTTTGCCATCTTGCGGCTCTCGTCGATGCGGGCGCTCACCTTGCGAATGGATGCCCGGTACTGCTTGCACTGGCTCATGCTCTCCGGTGTCACCGCCATCGTCCGCAGAGGTTCCAGGTTCTCCGTCAGCCACGCCTTTGTTTCCTCGAAGTTGGCCTCGATCTGAAACTGCCGCAGCGGAGCCAGGTCTGTGGTGATGCGAAATTCCGCCGCGCTCATGCCGTCACCTCCGCGTCGTACTTGGTGATGTGTTTCACCCTGTCCGCCCACGCCGGGTCAATGGCGCTCTCCGGCAGGTCCACCTCTGTGATGATGGCCTTCTTCTCCGTGCCCTCGCCGCCGGGGGCAAGCACCTTGTCGCCGGGGTGCAGCGGCAGGTCGGTGAGGAAGGTGTACGCCTGTCCGCCGTAGCCGTTCAGCTTCGGCTTGTGGTACATCGCCTTTACGATCATCCCTGCTCACCCTCCTTCTTGCCGGCATCCTCCGTCTTGTTGGCGTCCTTCTTCTTGGCGCGTTCCAGGCTGTCCATCAGCGTTTTGATCTTCATGAGGGTGTAGGCTCCTTCCATTTTGTTTTCGCACACCGCTTTCTTTACCGAGTCCTCCACGCCGCACAGGAAGGAGGCATACGCCAGCGTTGTCACGTCGCGTGCTTCTGTCCGACACGCCATGTCCACGCCCTCCTCGATCTTGCGCCCATAAGCCATCATGGCAAAGTCCAGGTCTGTTTCCTCGTGCAGTATCTCGCCGGTCTCGGCGTTGGTCATCGTCAGTTTCAGTTTCATCACTTGCCCTCCTTCTTGGCCGTGCGCTTGCCGCCCTTCTTGGGGGCGGACTTCTTCTTTGCGGTGGATTCCTTCTCAGCCTGTGCCGCAGCCAATGCCGCGTCATCCTCCGCCATCTTCTGGCGGATGCGGCCGTCCTTCTCGGTAACGAGCTTTACGGCGTTCTCCGTCAGGCGCACCAGCAGCCCCGCCGTGCCGATGGGTACGTTTTCTGCTACGTCTGCGGCGGCCACGCCGTCATACTTGTCCTCCTCGCCCTCATTGGGCATCACCGCCGCGCATATCACGCCGCAGGCGTTCCGCACGAATACGCGCTCTTCTCCCGTTTCCATGTTCAGCACGGTCACTCGAAATGCCATTTCATTTCTCCTTTCGTTTTTCACTTAGAGTCGTAATATTGCCGCCGGGGGGACCCCGTTAAGCACGTTGTTTTTCCAGAAGTGCTCCAGTTTCGGAATGATGTAGTCGATGTCCGTCTGGCACTCTGTTTTCTCGAATTTGTAGAAGCGTATCTCACCATCCCCCTCCGCGTTCACCAGCAGCGCCCACACCACGGCGTATTCGTATTCGCCGGTAAACATCTGTTCGCATATCTGCGCGTAGTAGAGGTCGGGGACCTTCCCTCTCCATTTGTCCCAGTCGGCGCGGGTCAAGCACGTCGCCGTCTTGCTCTCGTAGATGCCTCGTCTGCCTGTTTCACGCTCCACCAGCTCCCCGTCCGGGGTGCAGGTCAGGAAACTGTAGCGTCCCGTCTGTCGCACGATCAGGTACGGCTCAAAGCTCAGTTCGTACTCCGGGTGCATCAGTCGAAACACGGCTCTCAGCGGTTCTTCCGCCCGGTTTCCAAAGTCGATGCGCTCGTTCCCGGATATTTCTTTTGCCTCCACCGCACCGATCTTCTCGCGCCATAGTTGCAGCGGCGTCTTGAAGTTGGACACGCCCAGCACAATGCCGCAGTCGCTTGCGCCCAGCCCGCCGCGCCGTCCCTCCAGCCACTCGGCGCGGCTTCCGTATACCGTTCGTTCCGTCACGTTTTCTCACTTCCTCCGCAAATAAAAAGAGCGCCGCCAAGCTGTTCGGAATTTCCGAACCACTCGACGACGCTCCGCCCTTCCCGCCAACTGACTTAGGCGGGGTACACTATTTGGTTTTCAGCTCGTCCCGCTTTACCGCGACGACCTTTATCCGATCCTTGAGGGGGATGATCTCTATCCGCTGCCCCTTCGCCA